AAGGTGATCGCCGGAAAGGCGATACTGGCCGTGGCCGGGCCGAACGGGTCGGTGCTCGACAGTTCGGTGATCTGCACCGGGGCGCCCCGGAACATGGACACGTTGACGACCTGCTGGCCGGTGGGGGTGGGCGCGGTGACGTAGACCTGCCAGGACCCCGAGATCCCGGCGTCGATCAGCTGGGCCCGGGGGCGGCGCAACCGCCGGGACAGCCCGTCCAGCAGGGACACCGTGCTCACGTGGTGGTCACCCCGTAGATCCGGTCCAGGTTGGCGGCGCGGGTCAGCAGCTCGTGGTCGTCCGCGGCGGCGCTCCAGTAGTCGATCTCCAGGATCTCCATGCTGGCGGTGGTGTCCTGCCCCGAGGGGCAGCGGCCCACGTACAGGGCGGCGTCCAGCGGGTGGGCGCTCAGCAGCCGGGCGCCGACCAACCGGGCGGTGCGGTCCAGGGCGATCATCCGCACGGTGCCCGCGCCGAGGTCGGCGGCAAGCCCCACGATCACCGGCCGGGGCGCCCCGGCGTGCCCGCCGTCCAGGCGGATCGCGCCCAACCGGGTGGAGGCGTGCAGGGCCAGCACCCCGTCCCCGGTGTAGCGCAGGCCCAAGTAGGGGGTGGTGGCGGCGTCCAGGACGGTGTCCGGGCCGGAGTCCCCGGACTCGATCACCCCGTACCAGTCGCCGGTCGGGGGCCGCAGCACCGCGACCACAATCATGCACAGCTGGGTGGCCGACCAGCCGGGGGAGTCGACCTGCAGCCATTCGCCGTCATCGATGCTGACCATCGGCGAATCCACGTAGCCACCGGCCCGCCAGTAACTGGCACCGAGCAGCAGCTGGGGGGATCCGGCGTCGGGGGGCAGCAGTTGGGCCCCGCCGCCGACGTCGGTCCAGCCGGCGCTGGTGTAGGAGTCGGTGGTCGGCAGCCAACGGGCGTCCGCCCCGGTGTCCACCTCCAGCGGGGCCGGGAAGGTCGGCAAGGTGGCGTGCCCGTTCAGGCCGACGTCCAGGACCACCACCGCCCCGCCGTCGGACTCGGCCATCGGGTAGCCGGCCACCACGTGGTAGGGCTCCACGTCATAGCCCAGCAGGTGCAGCGGGATGATCGCCGGGGTCCAGGTCAGCCCGGGGGACAGGCACAGGTCGGCGGTGGCGGTGGAGACCGATTTCGCCGGGGACAGGGCCAGGTTGAGGTCGGCCATCAGGTGATCGACCCGGACAGCTCGATCCGCAGCGCGGCGGCCGAGACGGTCACGGTGTCCCCGGGGTTGGGGGCGTAGCCGCCGATCAGTTCCCCGATGGCGATCAGCGCGCCCTGGCCGGGTTCGGTGACCAGCGCCCAGCCGCGCAACTGGCCCCAGCCCAGGGTGGGGACCGGGAAGACGACGTCGACCGCGTTGGTGATCGCCGCATACCCCGAGGCGGTCCAGGACAGCGAGGTCATCGGCAGCGCCATCCGGGCGTAGGCCAGGTCGGCGGGCTCGACCAGGTGCGCGCCGTCATCCCCGATCATGGCCGGGGCGGTGGTCAGGGCCAGCCAGGCATCGTCCAGCGGTGGGATCACGTCCGGGGCGAAGGTGGACCCCAGCAGCAGCCAGTGCCCGTAGGGGGTCAGCGTTCCCCGGCCTGCCATCAGATCACCTCGGCGGCGGTGAACGCGGGCTGGCGGGGGATCTGGGCGGTGATCTGGGCCATGCGGGCGTGCAGCAGCTCGCGGGGGATGGAGACGGTGTAGTCGGCGGCCGAGCAGACCCACAGCTGCTCGTAGTCCTCCACCCGCAGCGCGAAGGTGAACCCGGTCTGGTCCAGGGCGTCGGTCAGCTCGGCCAGCGCGGCCCGGACCAGGCCGGTGGAGGCGGCCTTGATCCGCACCGTGACGGTCTCTATCACCTCGTCGCGGCGGGCGTTGACGGTGAACTTGCCCTCCAGGAACGGGGAGGCCACCGTCTTGCGTTCCTGCACCACCGAGACGGTCTCCCCGGTGGGTGGGGCCAGCTGGTAGGGGTCGGCGTTCAGCAGCAGCCAGCCCAGCGGGGTGGAGATCCGGGCGTCGATGACCAGCTTGGCCTCAGGGCCGACGATCTTCGGGTAGGGGTAGAAGACGGTCATCGCCTACCTCCGTCCGGTGATCAGGGCCTGCTGGCGCGAGCGGGCCCGCAGCTTGCGGGCCATCTCGTTCGGGTCGGTGGAGACCACGTTCACCTGCCCGCTGAACTGGTTCCTCTGATCGTAGCTATGGGTGATGGCGGCGGTACTGCCCGTGATCGGTGTGGCGTAGGCCACCGACTTGATCTTCGCGGCGTTCTCCGAGGTCATGTACCGCACCATGGCCGCGGCCAGCACCCCCACCCCGCGGGAGTTCAGCGGGATCGCCGCCTCCGGCCCGGCCTCCCCGACCCCGATCACCCTCGGACCGGCCGGGAAGACGCCGCCCTCGGCGTACCAGTGCGGGCTCTTGGCGTTCCAGAAGTTCAGCGCGTTCACCGGGTTGCCGTACCGGTCCTTGATGTAGTGCAGGCCGGCGGAGATCTGCCCGGCGGGGTCGGAGGTCTTGGTCCCGTACCCGGCCCAGGTCGAGTTCAGGAACTGGGCGATCCCGTAGGCGGTGCTGGAGGGGTTCTGGGCGAAGTTGTTCCACCCGGACTCGTTCGTCCACAACCGCTCCAGCGCGGTCCACTGCGAACCGGTCCAGCCCGCCGAGGCGGCCATGTTCGCGCCGATCTTGCGGTTGCCGGACAGCCCCGAGGTGTTCGGGGTGCTGGTGGGGCTGCCGGTGCCCGACCCCGATCCTCCGCCACCACCGGTGAACCCGGGCAGGCCCGCGACGTGCACGTGGTTGTAGTGCTGGGCCACCACCGCGGATCCGTAGAAGGAGCCGGGGACCTTGCGGCCGTCCTTGATGTAGAAGTTCGGGGAGTGGATGAGCTCCCTCAGGGTGCCGCCGTAGTTGTCCTGGAAGTAGGCGGCCAACTTGTTCATGTTCGCGGTGGAGGAGGAGAAGTCGACCGCCTCGCCCTTGGCGTGGTAGCTGCCCGCGGCGTGCACCCCGCCCATCACCTGGGCATCCGACGGCGGGCTGAACGGGATCCCGGAACCGGCGGCGGCGGCCTCGATCTCGGGATAGCTGATCCCCGAACCGCCGGTGCCCTTGGCGAGCGGCGGGTTGAATTGGGAGTACCCACCGGCGCTGCCGTCGTTGGCAGCGCCCAACGGGGCGATCTTGAACCCGAAGATGGCGGCGGACCCGTTGAAGTAGCTGCCGAACTCCGATCGCATCTGCGCCAGCAACGTCTTCAGGGACGCCGACATGGTGGATTTGGCCCCGGCCGGGAGCTTGGCGACCGAGTCCAGGAACTTCTTCTGCACGTCCACGAAACCGTTCCCAGCCTCGTCCCCGAACAGGGACAGGTCCTTCATCGCCCGGGTGCGCGCCGTGCCCAGGTCGGTGGCCATGTCGGTCAGGGAGGTGGTCAGTCCCTTGTTGGCCCGGGTCATGGACAGCTTGAACGCCTCGTCCTGGCGGGCCATGGTGGTGTTGAAGGAGATCTCGGTGCGGGACTTGGCGGTGGCCACGTCCTTGTCCAGGTCCTGCAAGGAGATGGTGAACGTCGCCTTGGACCGCTTCATGGTGGTGGCGAAGTCCTCGTCCTGGCGGGCGACGGACTTGGCGTAGTCCTGCTCGGTCTGGCGGAAGGTCGGACTGTCCTTGGACTGGGTGATCGCCGAGGCCGACTTGATCCGGGCCGCGATCTCGTCGTTGATCGTCTTGATCAGCTTCGGGTCGGTCGCGGCGTCGGAGGTCAACCGGGCCAGTTGCTGGGCGTTGGCGGACTCCGACAGGCCCAGGGTGTCGATCGCGTCCTGGGACAGGCCGCCCTTGTGCAGGGTGTCCAGGTTGGCGCGCTGGGTGTCCAGTACCGCCCGCTGCTGGGCCATGTTGGACACCAGCCCGGCCCCGTCCCAGACCCGGGTGGCCTGGATCCGGTTGAAGGGGTCATAGGTGGTCCGGGCCGCCTCCACCGCGGAGCGCTGCAACGCCAGGGTGTGGTCGGCGGCCTGGCGCAGCTGCTGCTTGTTGAAGTCCTCGGTGGCGAACAGTTCCTGGCGGTTGAAGTCGCGCTGGGCGCGCATCCGGGTCTTGGCCGCATCCGCCTCGGTCCAGGCCAACTGCCGCTGGTAGTCGACGTTGGCGTACAGGACCTGCTTGTTGTAGTCGACGGTCGCGTAGGTCTGTTGCAGATTGAAATCGCGCTGGGCCCGGAACTTGGACTTGGCCGCGTCCTCGTCCTGACGGGCCAGGGCCAGATCGTTGGCCCGCGAGGCCATGATGAACTGCTTGGCCATCTCGAACCGGGACTGCACCGCGGTGACCGCATCGGTCTTGGCCGCGTCGACCACCGCCTTGGCGGCAGGATCGATGGGCACCGGGCCGGTGGCGGCGGCCACCCCGGCGGCCATCGCCGCCTCGCTGCCCGCGCCGCTGCTGCGGGCCGCGGTCGGCAGCACCGAGGCCAGCTGCAGTTGACCTTGGGCGGCTTCGACCCCACCGCGGCGCACGTCCCCGCTGGGGATCGCCTCCAGCAGCCCGGCCAGGTCCAGGCGGGCCATCTCCGGGGTGGCGTTGGTCTTGATCAGCGTGCCGGCCAGGGCGGTACCGGCGTTGGCCATGGCTCGAGGTTGGTCAGGCAGGGGGGTCATCCCCGAGTACCCGATCAGGGCGCCGAACGCCAGACCGAGGGCGGAGACTCCCTTGGTCTGGGCAGTGGTCAACTTGTCGGTGGTGACCCCGTACTTGCGGGCCGCGTCGTTCAGCTCGAACAGGGCCGCGGTGGCCTTGCCTCCCCCTTCGGTGATGACCTGGAAGCTGCGGGCACCGGCCTCGGCGGTGGTCTGCCCGACGTTCTTGGCGCCCATACCGGCGTAGTTGGGGCTGTCGAAGTTGAACCCGGTGCCCGCCAGATCGGTGTACTGGGTCGGGAAGTTGATCGAAGCAGCATTCGGGCGCTTCTTCACCCCGGCCATGAAGTCGTCGAACGTGGGCGCTTCCGGCTTTCCGGTGAACCGGGACACCAGCGGATTGTTCTTCCAGTCGAACTGGTACTTGGCGAAGCTGGTCCCTCCGCCCATCCCGATGGTCCCGGGATCGTCGTACCCCAGGAGCTTGGCGATCTGGCCCTCGATCAGCGCGGCATCCTTGCTGCCCGGCGCCAGAGTTCCTTTCTTGGTGGCCGCGGCAGCGTCGTTATACATCTGCCGGGCTTCCACCAAGGTGGCGGCGTTGCCCGCCGCGTCGCCGCTGGCCGCCCTGACCGAGGCGACCTTGTCCGCGGCGGACTGGCCCATCACCCCTGCGGTGTTCGCGGCGGCATCGCTGGTGGTCAAGGATCCGAACCGCTGTTGTTTCTGCAGAGTGGTGATGGAAGAGATGGCGGGACCGTAGCCGAGGGAGGCGGTACCGGTGCCACCGGCGCCGTACACCTTGTCCACGATGGCGGCGACGTCGGCGCCCATCTTGGGCGAGGTCTGGTGGACGACGTCCTGCAAGGTCTGGACCCGGTCCGATGGAAGGGGGCTGTTCCCGAGCAGCATGACGATCTGGGTGGCGATGTCCTTGGCGGTGGCCTTGGTGACGTCGCCGGAGATGGTCATGCCCGGCTTGTAGTCAGAACGTTGGGCCTGCTTGATCTGGGCGTCGGTCAAGGTGGCGGCTTGGGCCTGGGTGGTGACCTGCTTGGCCAGGGACTGGGTGGACTGCTGGACGACCGCGGCGAACCCGACCAGACCCTTGCTGGCCCCACCGATCTTGGCGGCGAAGTCGTTGTAGGCCGAGTAGATGGAGGAGTCCATGGTGGCGTTGTTCTGGTTGATGGCCTGCTTGGTGCCCTGGTCGCCCTTGTAGAAGGCGTACCCGGCACCGGCGACAGCGGCCAGCCCCAGCATGGGGGCGCTGATACCCAACAGCCCGCCGAGCCCGGTGCCGACGGCCTTGGCCCCGCTACCGGCGTAGGAGGCGGCCGAGGTCACCACCCCCACCATCGAGCGTCCGAACGTGCGCACCGATCCCTCGGCGCCGGTGATGGTGGTGGCGAACTTGCGGACCGCGTCGGTCACCCCGCGGAACCCGGTGGCGGCCTCGGTGGTCGCCGCCCGGGGGAAGGCCTGGTAGCCGATCGTCGGCGGCCCCGTCACCGACCCGGTGAACACCCGGGTGCCGGTGGCAGGCTGGTAGCCGATCGTGGGCGGTCCGGTCGCCGAGCCGGTGAACACCCGGTACCCGGGGCCGGGCACCGGTACCGCGGCCGGGGTGAGCGGGCCCGCTCGGGCGGCGGCGATCTCCTCGCGTAGGGTCCGCCCCGCCGAGGTGGTGACCGCCGCGCCGCCGCGGGTGGTGCGGAAGTCGTTGGAGACGGTGCTCAGTCCGACGGCGCCCCAGTTGAGCAGGCCCCGCCCGGTGGCGCGGACCCCGGTGACCCCGGTGTCGACGATCCCGCGGGCGCTGATCCCCGGCGGCGGGGCGCCGAAGCTGGTGGCCCGCCAGGCCCCCAGGCGCCCCCCGGCGGTACCCATCGCCTCGGCCCCGGTGACCTCGGCGGCCCCGGCCCGGTAGTTGGCGGCGAAGCCGGAGTTGCGCATCGCGGCCAGGCCCCGGGTGGCCAGGGCGGCGGTGGACAACCCGCTGATGGCCTTGACGGCCAGCACCCCGCCGACGGTGGCGACGGCGCCGACGGTGGCCAGGCCCTGACCGAAGCTGGACCCGGTGAACTTCTTCAGGATCTCGGCCAAGGAATTGGCCGCTCCCAACGCCTTGGACATGAAGGCCAGGAACGGGGCGCCGGAGTCGGCCACGGTCTGCTGCATGGTCTCGTTGAACCGGGTCAGCTGGTCGTTGACCCCGCCGAAGGCGGCGGCGGCGCCCTTGGCGGTGGACCCGTCCCCATAGGCGGCGGTGGCGGTGTCGATGACCTTGCCGAGGTCGCCCTGGCGGGACAGGGAGGTGACCGCGTTGACGGTGCGGACCCCGTCCAGGCCGAGCTGGTCCAGGGTGCGGATCGCCCCGGCGCCCTGCTTGCGGATGGCGTCGGTGAACCTCAGCAGGACGGCGGTGGGGTCGGACTTGAACATCGCCCCGAGCGAATCGGTGGTCATGTTCAACAACGAGGCGTACTGGCGGATCTCCGGGGAACCGGTGCGGATCGACTTGTCCATGTCGATCAGGACCTTGTTCACCGCGGTGCCGGCGGACAGGCCGTCGTCGCCCAGGCGGGCGAACGCGGTGGACAGGCCCATCACCTGGGTCTGGCTCATCCCGACCGTGGTGGCGATCGGGGCGATGGCCTTGGCGAACCCGATGGTGGCACTCGCGGAGGCCCCGAAGTTCTTGGTGACGGTGACCAGGGAGTCGTCCAGCTTGCCGATCTGGGAGGTGCCGTTGCCCATGGTGCGGGACAGCTGCAGCATCTGGGCGCCCATGTCGGGGTTGAACTCGCCGGTGGCGCCCTGCAGGTTGATGAACTCCTTGGCCAGCGCGCCGACGGTGGCAGTGGTGGTCACCCCGGACTTCTGCAGCGCGGTGACCTGGGCCACGGCCCCGGCCATCCCGACCGGCAGGTCGCGGGCCAGTTTCATGGTGGTCTTGGACAGGTCCCCGAAGTTCTGGCCGGTGACCGCGGCCGTGGAGGCGATCCCGGACAACTGCTGCTCGTAGGCGGCGGCCACTGAGGTACCGACCCGGTTGGCCCCGGCCATCCCTGTGGTCTTGGAGATCAGGCCGACCATGGCGCCCTGCACCTTGACGGCCGCCCCGAGCACCCCGGAGACGCTGTCGGCGTACTGCTGGGAGAGGTTGATGGCCTGGGTCATCGAGGTGGCGTAGCCGGAGATGTCGGCGTTCAGCTCGACGGTGCCGTCACGATCGAACATCAGCGGCCCACTGCGCGGCGGCCGAACGCCGTTCGGCAACGGCCCGGGGCACCAGGGTCATGGTGGTCCCGGCGGGCAGGTTCTCCTCGGCGGCGGAGTCCTTCAGGTGGCAGCCGGTGCACATGGTGGCCATCGGGGTGTAGGCGTACTGGTCGGCCTCCCACTCCCAGGCCGCGGTCCCGCACATCTGGCAGCGCTCGCCGGCTTCGAGCAGGTGGGCGACCAGCTTGGCCCGGTCCTGGGGATCCCAGCCCAGCAGCGCCGAGTGCGGCAGGCCGTGGTCGGCGCACCATCCCACCTCCAGGTTGAATGCAGGGTCGTACCTCAGCCGGTGGCGCTGAAAGGGACGTCGAGCCGGGCGTTGTTCACCGCGATCACGCCGGTGAACAGGTGGGTCAGCTCGCCCCGGCTCCAGTCCGGTGAGGTCCAGATCGCCGTGGCCTGGGCCACCGACAGCTTGGGGTCGACCGCACAGGCCGAGACCAGGGCGGGCCCGAAGGTGTCGATGTCGAAGGTGCCGTCGTCCTTCTTCTGCGCCGCCGTCGGCGGGTGGGCGGCCAGCATGGCGTCGTAGTCGGCCTGCCCGATCGCCTTGACCTTGATCACGACCTGGGTGCCGTCGGCCAGCACCACCGGGATGTCCCCGGTACGGGCCTTCTTGCCCAGCAGCTGATCGGCGGTGGCGACCCCGGAGGCGACCGGGGCGGATGGCGCGGATGGAACCGAATCTGGGGTGGTGCTCACAAGGGTCTGCCTCCTGGCGCCGGTGCGGGGGCGCCGTTGAGATGTCGGGGTGGGTGCCACGGACGGCTCAGGTGGCGACGGCTTCCTCGGCAGGAAGTTCGGGGACGCTGCAGGTGATCGAGAACGTCTGGGCGGTGTTGGAGGACATCGGACCGGCGGCGCGGGTGGTGATCCGGACCGGCCAGACCTCCAGCTTCTGGGTGGCTGCGGGGGCGAACTTGATCCCGGTGCCGCCGAAGCGGGAGATGAAGAAGTACCCGGCGGTGCCGCGCGCCAACAGGGTCCAGGCGTCGTCGGCGATGTCGTCGCGGTAGAAGTCGCCGGTGAAGGTGGCCTGGGAGGTGCCGGGCACGGAAGTCTCGAACAGGGAGTCGAGCGCGGGCGTGGGCACCGCGTTGCCCTGGGCGGTGGCATTCAGGCTGATGATGAACTTGGTGATGTTGGTGGCGGCGGCGATCTCCACGACGGTGGGCGCGGCCAGTGAGGCGGGCCGGGTGGCGGAGAACGCGATCCAGCTGTTCTGGTTGGGAATGATACGGCCCATTTTGTCACTTCTCCAGATCGTCGTGCCGGTTTGACTGCCGTCCCTGTGATGTTACGTGTGCGTGCGCATACTGCCCGTCACCGCCGCGTACAGGCCAGCACGACCACGTCAGTGATCCCCCACAGCGGCGGGGTGACCGCGTCGTCCCGGTTGGGCCCGCCCAGGGAGCGGTAGTCCACCCCGAACACCTGGTGGAAACTGACCGCCCCGAAGACGGCTTTGAGCAGGACCGCCTCACTGGCCGCGCGGGCCCCGGCCATCACCCAGTCCGCCTGCCGCCGGGTGGCCCCGTAGGCGGCGATCTTGTAGGGCACATCCCAGTCGTAATCATCCGGGCCCATCGCGGACGGGCTGGGGGCGCGGACCCGGGCCTCCAGCTGCACGACCGTGGCATAGGGGGTGAACTCGCTGGAGTCCGGTTGCCCGGCGAGGTAGCCGCCGGCCTTGGGGGCGATCCCGTCCCCGACCAGGATCGGGGTGGTCGCCAGCGCGAGGGCGGCGGACAGGTTGGTGACGACAAGTTCGGTCAGTGCGGCGAGTTCGATCAATGTCCCAAGCCTTCCCGGTGGGCGTCGATCAGTGCCTGGACGGCGGCCCTGCGCGCAACTTCCACACGCGCGGCCTCCGCTGCTCGACGCTCCCCGCTCCCGGCTGCGTGTAGCCACGCCGTCACGCCCTGTCGATAGACACTAGTGCGTGCCGCGGCCTGCGCGCTCCCCGACGAAGGCTTGGAATCATCGATCCGGGCCGCCACCCGGCGGACATCGTTCAGCGCCGCACCCAACCTGGCGGTCAGGATCTTGCCGGGATTGCCGCTCATAAGGTCACGTTCGGGGCGGGTTGGGCACCGATCACGGACAGCCGGGTGACCGCGGGGATCAGGCCGCCGATGCCGACGTCGATCACGTCGTAGGTGCGCCCGATGGCGGCCGGGTCGCCGTGCGCGGTGATGGTGACCCGGTCGTGCACCCGCACCAGCAGCGGGGTACCGACCGCGGCGATCGGGATCGAGATGGTGGCCGAGGAGTACAACTGGACCTCGTCCCCGATCGCGTAGGACACCGGCCCGGCCAGCCCGGCGACATGGGCCTTGCCGACATAGATCAGCGCGGCCACCACCGGGGCGTGCTTGCCGGTGACCGGGTTGAAGGCCGCCGGACCCATCCGTTCGATCCGCACCGCCGAGACCATCGACTCGGCCACCTGGGCGGCGATCACCTTGGTGGCGCGGGCGAAGAAGGTGGCCGTGTTCCGGGCCATCAGGGCACCCGGCCCAGGTCGTCCTGGTCGGCGCCGCCGAACCAGCCGCGCCAGGAGCCGAAGTCCTGGCGGCCGGCGAGGTAGTTGTCGTGCATCCCCAGCCCGAAGCACAGCGGGTCGATGAAGGGGTCCTGACTCAGGTCGAACTGGCCGGTGAAGTCCATCGTGCCGGTGCCCAGGGCCACCCGGTCGGCCACGTACTGGGCCCGCAACCGGGCCGCCAGGTCGGTGTAGCGCTGGAAGGAGGCCGCGAAGGACAGCGACACCCCGTCGGCGGACACGTCCGGTTCCCCGGCGTAGCGGGAGGCCAGGGCGCCCGCAGCGGCGGCGGCCACGAAGACGGTGGAGGTGGCGGTCAGGTAGCGGGCGAGCAGGAAGTCCAGCTGCTCATCGGTCAGCTGCGGGTCGGAGGCGTCGGTGTCCTGGACCCAGAACCGCACCGCGTCCCGGTCGGAGGTCGCCGGGTCGCCGCTCCAGGTCCAGGACACCTGTTCAGCCGGTCCGCGCCGGGGTGGGCGTCCGGGCGCCGTCCGCGTTGGGGGTCACGGTCAGCACCCGGACATGGGCCACCCTACCGGCGCGCACCCAGGATTCGATCCGGGTCCAGGAACCGGCTTCCTCGATCACTTCACCGACGCCGTAGTCGCGTCCGTTGCAGCGCAGCGGGCGCAGCGCGGTGTACTTGTCGACCTCGGTCAGCACGGTGTGCCCGGCCGGGACCTGCGCCGGGGCGGGCCTGGTGGGCGGCGGGCGGCGGCGTCCGGGCGGGCCCTCCAGGAGCTTGGCCGCCTCACGTATCGACATCGCTACCCTCCTCGGTGTCTGTGCCGGTGCCGGTGGGAACACTTCCACGGGTGGTCTCGTGCAAGGGCGCCACCCAGCCCGCGGCCAGCGCGACGTCCAGGTTGGGCAGTGCCCCGGCCGTGGCGGCATCCAGCTGGGTGCCGACCAGGACCGGGGTACCGGCCGCGGTGAAGGTGCGCCGGACGAGCAGCACACCCGCGTCGTCGTCGGCGCTCATCAGACCGCTTGGGACAGGTACATGCCCATGTCCGGGCAGACGACCTTCTGGTCGTAGGTCATCTCGCCCTCGATGGTGTCGGAGCGGATGGCCTGCTCGCGCCAGCGGGAGACCTGGATGCCGTTGCGGTTGCCCCGCAGGTACCCGGTCCACACGAAGGTGTACCCGGCCGAGGGGGTCTGGATGGAGGGGGTGGACGGCGCGTACAGCAGCAGGGCGTCGTTGGGGTTGATGATGAACCCGAACGAAGAAGCCGCGTCCTCGGTCCGGGCGTCGGGGATGTCCGGACCGGTGGCCACGGTCGCGTAGGCGGTGTAGTACTGGTCGATCTCCAGCAGGGTGGCGAGCAGGTCCTCGGTGACCACGCCGCGCTGGGTGTACTTGATGCGGTCGATGATGTCGGGGTGCTGCTTGAGGGTCGAGGTGAACGTGGATCCGGCGACCAGGATGTTGGGCTTGAAGCCGGAGTTCTTGCGGAAGTCGATCGCCCGCAGGGAGAAGTCGCCGATCGGGTCGGAGCCCCCGTCGGAGTACTTGACGAAGTCGGTACCGCCGACCAGGTCGTTGCCCCACACGCCGGGCTTGAAGTACCTCGTGGCCCAGTCCAGGTCCCGCTTGAGCAGCAGCTGGTTGGTGACGAAGTGGGTGGCGTCACGGTCGAGGTTGAAGTTGGAGTCGGCGTTGGACCGGGTCTGGTCGTCCACGTCCTTGTGCACGGCGTACACGTCGGCGAAGTAGTTGCCGGTGTCGAACTTCCAGCCCACCCCGACCGACTTGGTGCCGGGGGCGCGCTTCTGCGCCTGGGTCTTGCGCCAGTCGGCCTTGGAGTAGCGCCAGAAGATGTCCGACTGCTTGGCGACCCGCACCTGCGGGAACACCTTGGAGGCGATGAACTCGTTCGCGGACTGCATGTAGGCGACGCTGACGTTCGTCAGCGGCTGGTTGACGTGGAGGTCGCTCTGGCCGGGACTCGGAATCGGACCCACCCACCTTTCGTGTCAGACGTGCGGGAGTGGGTCAGTCGACCTTGACGGGGAGAAGCTGTCCTACTGCGGTGATCGGGCCCCAGGCGACACCGAAGCCGCCGCTGGCCACGGTCACGGCCCGGCCCTGGGCGTCGGCCCCGACCCGGTCACCGGCGGCGATGGTGCCCCCGGAGATCATGTTGGAGATGCCGCCGAAGCCGATGGTGGCCGCCGAGCCGACCTGCTGCGGCTTGTTCTGCAGTACCCCGGCGACGGCCTCGTTGGCAGCTCCGGTGGCCAGCCCCACGGTGCGGGTGCCGGTGATCTTGACGGCGCGGTACATCATCCCGGTGTTCGGGGCGGCCGAGCCGGGCAGGCCGGGAGGGCCGGTGAAGATGCCGATGGAGGCGTCGGCGACCGCGGACAGGGTGCGTAGGTTCTCGTCGTAACTGGTCACCGCGTGTTCTCCTTCAGGTATTCGTCGTAGGCGTAGGGGTTGGCGTCCAGGGCCGCCGCGAACGCCTGCTCCTCGGTCAGCTGGCCGCCGGTCTTGGCCACCACCTGGGAGGCGATCTGGTCGACCTCGTCCATCACCGAGCCGTTCGAGGTGTCGCCCAGGGAGCCGATCTCCTCGTACAGGTAGGAGCCGACGGCCTTGAACACCTCGTCCAGGTCCGCCAGCTCGGCGTCGGTCAGCGGAGTGCCGGTGTAGAGGGACTTGAGGATCGGCCCGAAGTCGTCGGCCGCGATCGGCAGGTTGTATTCGAGGGCCTTGGAGAAGAACTCGTTGCTCAGACGCAGCTCGCGCTCGTCGTCCAGCGCCTTGGCGATCTCGGCGTTGGATCCCTCCAGCGCACTGACCTGGTCCAGGGCCTTGGCGATGACCTCGTCGCGGTCGGTGTCGGTCAGCGCCTTGGACAGGTCCTCCAGCAACCGGTCGCCCGAGGACTTGGCGAATGCGGGCTGGTTGCTGCGGCGACCGAGGGTATAACCGCCACCGGCCAGACCGGCCCCGCCGGCCGCCAGACCGCCGTACAGGCCCGGCTGTGCCGCAACCCGACCAACACCACGGCCGAGCTGTTCGCGGGCCCTGGCCACCCCGACCGAGCCGGGCATGGACGCGGGGATCCCGCGGGCATAGGCCCCGGCCTGACGGGCCCGCGACCCGGCCCCGTGAGCCTCACGCTTCATCTGGCCCGCGGCCTCGTCCAGCGCCCAGCCGGACTTCTTGCCCGCCACGTTCGCAACCTTGGGCGCGATCTTCCTGCGCGCGGCAGCGTTGGCGGCTCCGCGCTCGATGAACGCGGCCCGCGCCCCGAGCGCCTTGCCGACACTCGCGTACCCGGATGCGTCGGCGTGCTCGTCGATCTCATCCTCGACGAAGACGAACTCGGCGCCGGACTCATCACGCACCACGTCGCCCTGTTCGAGGTCTTCGACGTCGACCGGGTCTCCGTCGTCGTCGTAGAACGTCTGCTCCGGCATCGAATCCTCCTGAATCTGCGGACCCTCTCCGGCCTTGGAGAAGGAGAACTTCGCGTAGCCGTTCGCATCGACGTCCACGGTGGAGACCTCGTCGATCTCCAGGTGACTCAGCCGGTTCGCACGTTTGCTCATTGTGACTCCCATCTTCCGGCAGAACACGCCCAGAACAACGCATCGACCACCGGTGTCATCGCCGGTGTGTCACAACGCCGTGCATGGTGTCCGGGCTCAGTTCCAGGGTTGGTTGCGGGCGTCGATGCCGCGCCGGTAGGCGGCCAGACCACCCGCGCCCGACAGTGCCGAGGCCGCCACCAGGACGGCCCCGCGCCGGGCGTTACCGGGCTTGAACGCGATCCCGCGGGCCTTGCGCCCGCCCTCGTCACTGACGTGCCGGGTGATGGTGCGCGCGGCCCGGTCCCCGGTGACCAGCGCCGTCCCGGCCCCGATCCCGGCGTAGGTGCCCAAGCGACGCTGCCGGTCGGCCTCCGGATCGAAGCGCCGATAGGCCTTGTCCAGCACGCTCACCCTGCTCGACCCCGGAGCGTGGGAGATCGCGAAGCCGACCCCGCGGTCCTTGTTGAGTTCGCGGACATCGATCGCCCGCTGGTGACCGGCCGCGGCCCGGCGGGCCCCGGCGAAGGTGGCCACCCCGGCCCCGGCCAGAGCTGTCGCCCCGCCGATGTAGGTGGCGTTCGGGGCCCGCCGGACCAGGTGCCCCGTGTTCGCCAGTGTGGGCCGGATCCGGGTGAGCCGGTGCTGGTGGGCGAACCGGCGCACCGCCGCGAACTCGGAGTTCACCCCGTGCGGATCATCCGCGTAGACCCCGGCGGCGGACCCGGCAGCCAGGCCGGTCGCGCCGGCCGAAAGCGCCATCGCCCGGTGGTTGCCCCGTTGGGAACGCTCGTGCCCGCGGGCCGCCACCGTGATCGGGTCACCGACGTAGCGCGCCGCCTTGCCCACGCCCTGGCGCTTGTGGCGCAGATAAAGGCCGGCCGGAATGCCCACTGCCGCACCGAGCCCTGCGCCGGCAGCCATCAGGCGCCCGGTGGAGATTCGGGGGGCGGACATCGGGGTGAGCTGTAAGGGTTTGGGTGTGATCCGGAGGGGTTTCGCCCTGATGGCCTCGAAATCGCGCAGCAACTGCTGGTGGCTCTCGCGCCTCACCTTGTTGGACCCCTCGGTCAGCATCTGCGAAAACTGTGCCTGAGCAGCAGCGTTGTGCTCTGGGGACCGCATACTCCAGTGCGTGGGGTATCGGACGTTGGCTTTGATCGCGTCCCAGTCGGGCGGGGGATTGTCGAACACATGCTTGCCCTTGGCGACCGGCTGGCGCTTGCGCTTGCGGTAGTACAGCCCGCCTGCGCCACCGAGCGCCGCGCTGACCCCGACGTTGGCGGTCATGCCCAGTGCCATCGCCTGGCCGCGGGTGATGCCGGAAAACCCGCGCGAGCGGCTCTCCACGCCAACATGTGTCCTAGCAGGAGGCCGAAGATCGTGCGGAAGCGGCAACCATTCGCTGTCGTCGACGTGCCTCAACGGAGGAGGACGGCGGCTAAGAGGCGGAAACGGCCGGGCCTTGGACACGCCGGTGTCGAGCAGAAGGCTGACGCCGTGGCCGTCGCCGCGCTTGGCCACCGGGGCGGGTTGTTGGGCGATCTGGTTGTTGATGGATCTGCGGGCCATCACATCTCCTACGACTTCGGCGCCGTGGAAACCGGTCCAGCCGATCGCTGCGGCGGCGGCCAACGGTCCGGCTTTGGGCAACTTCGCTGCGGCGTTCTTGACGGTGGCCGGGATCAGCTTTCCGGCGGCGGTCTTGATCGGTGCGGTGACCGCGGCCGAGCCGGGGATCTTCTCGGCGGCCTGGCCGATGGCGTGCACGCCGCCGATCATGGCGGCGGTGTTCATGGTCCTGGCGGCCCTCAGCTCACCGGGGGACTGCTGCTTGACCTGCCCGCTGCTCATCAGGCGCTGCCCCGTCCCAGTGGGGAGTACAGGGCGGCACGACCCTCGGCGTAGCGCTGTTCGAGGCGGGCGCGGCGGCGTTTCTGCCGCCGGGACAGGTGCTCCCCGGCCAGGGCTGCCTCGGACTCGACCATCAGGGCCCCGGCCGCGTACATCGCCAGCGGGTTGATCGGGGCCGGGCGGGGGTGGGCGTACCCGACGCCGTCGCCGCTGTAGGGGAAGACCAGGGCGGGGGCGGGATCGGCCTTGCCGACCTCGACGCTGCCCTGGTTGGGCCAGGCGGTGACCCGCGCCAGCCGGGGGACCAGACGGGCGCTCACGCGGTCCCGGCCATCGCGTCTTCGTAGGGCACCGACTCACGCCGTCCGCGGCCGTGGATGGAGAACCCGGTCCGCCGGCCATCCTTGATCGCCTTCCAGGCGTTCTCGTCGTGCACCTGGTAGCCCACCCACCAGCCGACCGGAGTGTCAGCCGGAAGGCCCATCTTGGCAATCTTCTCGGGGGTGACGACGAAGGACTCGATCATGTCGGAGGTGGCCAGCGGGATCCCGGTGTCGGTGTCGCTGCGGTCGCGCTCGTGCATGTCCCCGCCGATCCGGGACTTGCGCACGTAGGTGTACGCGGCGGTCTCCAGGTCGTCGGGGGCGATGATGTCGCCCTGCTTGTCCAGCACCGGTACCCCGGCGATCTCGACCACCGAGGCCCAGCCGAAGACCTGCCGCTTGTCGGTGTCGGTCTTGGAGAACTCCCCGTACCACCACACGTCCACGCCGTCGTCGCCGGTCTTGGTGACCGGGGTGGGCGCCTGCTTGGGGACGGGCAACGGTGGCGGGGTCGGCGCTGTGGAAACCTTGATCGGGACGCCGCCCGCGGCGGGCACCAGGGCGCCCCTCTTGCGCGGCACCAACCGACCTGCTGGTGCGGGTGCGCCGGGGGTGGACATGTCGGCCCCGACCGGGGCGGCCTTGGAGATCCCGTCGAGGCCGTACAGGTAGTGCCAGGCCGCGTCGGCGTCCACGACGTCGCCGAACAAGGTGGTGCACAGGTCACGGAAGCCGGGATCGACCCCGTGCAGCGCCTTGACCATGGTCACGGAGTCCGCCACGAGTACCTCATTTCGCTATGTAGTCTCATCATCGCTTACCGTGACCTCGAAGGCGCGGAACAGCGGGCTGTCGCCTACCTGTGCCAGATCGGCCAGCTCCTGGCCCTCGTGCAGCGGGAACAGCTCGGACAGGTCGGCGGCGTCCACCCGGCGCAGCGCGAAGGGCGTTCCCTCGATCATGGCGGCGGTGGCGGCGGCGGTCCCGAACACCAGGGTCTGGGGCTGGGCCGACCGCACCCCGACGGTCTGCGCCAGATACCCGGAGCCGTCCTTGCTGCGCACAGTGGTGGCGGTCCACTCGTACTCGTCATCGCGCCGTCGGGCGAAGGCATAGTCGTCGGCCTCGTTCTGCGCGACCTCCTCGGTCGGGTAGACCCGACCGGTGCTGGTGTCCACCTTGCGCTCGTCCTTGGCCTCACGAGCGACCGTGCGCATGATCGAGCCCAACGCACGGTCGGGGGTGGTCAAGGTGTCGACGGCCATCAGGTCCCGGGCTTCACTCGGTCGCACCGGCGTGACGTCGAGCTGGTCACCGGTCTCGCTGATCTCGTCGGGATGCAGGTCGACAAAGGCGCTGAACTCGTTGTCGGTCAGCACGAACGCATGGGTGATGGTGTGGTTCTGGTAGCTGGCACCGGCCTCCTCCTGCGCGGTGCCCGAGGCCAGCACCCGCCCGAGGGCGCGTTGGGCCACCGTCCTGGCGGCCCGCTGGCGCTCACCGGGAGCACGTCGCAACGTGGCCAGTTGGTCCTGCTGCTGGCGCGCCGTGGTGGTCGCCGGGGCGGCCAGGGCGACCAGGCGCCCTTGGGTGACCTGGCGACGCTGGCGGTTCTGGCGGCGCTGGCGCGACCGGGTGCGGCGCGTGATCGGGGAAACGTCGGCGTCGGTGAACTGGCCGTCGGCGGCGCGGGGGTGCTCGCCGGGGTCGAAGTTTTTGATCACCGGGAACGGCGGCACGCCCATCAGCTGATCGATGTTCGTGACGTACACCGAGTAGACCTCTACCGGGCGCCCGTAGTGCTCGGGGTAGTCCGGGTGGCCGCCGGGGTTGGACAGGGTCAGCCGCTTGGGGTCCTTGGCGATGGCCATCACCGCGTCGGGGTGGATCACGGCGCCCCCGTGGTCGTCGGGGCCGCCACCGACCGCTGGGGTGCCGAACCGGAATTCGAGCATCCTCGGCGCCGGACCCATGCTGGGACCGCCGTAATCCTGGGTGATCGCGTCCAGGCTGTACGCGGCGACAGTGTCCTTGACCAGGTGTTCGAGTCCGGCCTTGGTGAAACGAGCGGCCTTCAGCAGGGCGTCGATGTCCACGTCCGCCGGCAGAGGCACGTAGATGTCCTGGTTGAGCATGTGCGGCGTCTGGCTGGAGGTCACCCGCGCCGGTTCGGCTTCGACCGCCAACTGGTTGCGTTCGGCCCGGGACCTGGACGCCCGCGCCCGATCGGGCTCGGTTCGTGCGACGCGGGCACGTTCGGCCCCGGAGCGGCGGGCCAGGAAGCCGAGCTGGTCGATCTGCTCGGCGGCAGAAGATGCTGCCGGGGCCCCGGCGACCCTGGCCCCGATCCCGCGGACGACGGCGACCTGACGGCGTTGACGGTCCTGGCGGGCCGACCTGCGGCGGCGCCCGCCGGTGGGATCGGCGGAGAAGCGGCCCTCTTCGTCGCGGGGGTGCTCGTCGGGGTCGAACTCGGTGGCGCCGGGCCCGGCGGACTTGGCGACCGGCTCGGCGCGGTGCCGGGCGGCGAACTGGGCGGCGTAGCCCATCAGCACCCGGTCGGCGGCGTCCGCGGTCACCAACGCCGGGGTGGTCTCGGTCCGCGGCGTGCCCGCGTAGACGCCCAGGTGGGACAGCGGGACGGCGTGCACGGCCCCGGCCCGTGCCAGTGCCAACGGCCACGGGGTGCCGGAGCTGGTCCAGACCGCCGCCAGCCGGGCGGTGGCCGCGCACGCCTGCTCGTGCAGCCCGGTGGCCAGCCCCATCGCGTCCTCGCCGTGTGGCAGGGCCGCGGCCATCGCCTTGGCGACCGGTTGCAGGTCGATCCGTCCCAACGCCGCCGCCAGGACGGCGCCGTCGACCAGGGTGGTGGCGGCAAGTGGCACCAGCTGGGCCTGGGCCAGGGCGTGGTAGCCCAACAGGGCCGCCCCGATCGCCTGTTCGGGGTCACCCGGATGGGCGGCGACCGCCTCCAGGACCGCCGTCCCGGCGTCCGGGTCGGTCCACCACCGGGGCGCAATCACCGGGCTCACGTGCCACCGCGTGGGCCCGGCACGGGCTTCCTGGTGCGTCCGGTCGGGACCAGGGCTCCCTTGGGCGGCAACGAGGACTCCATCAGCTCACCGGCCCGGGTGAAGTCGGCCGCGGTCAGCGTGGTCAGGGAAGCGGTGGGGTCGGAGGCGATCCGGGTGGCCCGCGCCCTGCTGGCGTGCTGCAGCAGCTGGCGCACGTCCCGGGCGTTGCCGGTGCCCCGGGCAGCCACGGTGGACAGGGCAGTGCTGAACGCCTTGGAGGCGGCCGGGTCGGCGAAGGTGTTGCCCTCGGCGGCCAATTGCTTGCGGGCGATGGTGGCCAGTTCGGCCCGGGAGTAGTCCGGGAAGTGGATGGTGCGTGAGAACCGGGACCGCAGGCCGGGGTTGGAGGCGAAGAACGCATCCATGCTCTGGTGGTTACCGGCGTCCGCGGTGCCGTCCTCGGAGCCGTACCCGGCCAGGATGACCACGGTGTCGTCGCGGTGGGCCTCGGCCTGGGCCAGTAGGACCGCCTGGGCCTCCTTGCCGTAGTCGTCGTGCGGGCCGCCGTTGAGCGAATACGCCTCGTCGATCAGCAGCACCCCGCCGCGGGCGGAGTCGAACACGGCCGCGGTCTTGGCCGCGGTCTGGCCCTGGTAGCCGCCGACCAGGTCCTTGCGGGACACCGGCACCACGGTGTCCTTGGGCAATATCCCGGCCGCGTGGTAGGCCGAGGCGATCAGGTGCGCGACAGTGGTCTTGCCGGTGCCGGGGTTGCCGGTGAACACCAGGTGGGAGGCGATCGGCTCCTGCGGCAGCCCCGCCATCTGCCGGCGGCGGGCCACGATCGCCGAGTCGATCAAGGCGTCGAGCTCGTCCTTGACCGGGTCCAGGCCGGTCATGGCGTTGATCCGGGCCTGGACGGCGGCCAGCTTGGTGGCATCGATCGGGCCTAGAGAGGCGCCAGCCCCTTGGCCACCCTCGCGGCCACCAGTTGGGACAAGGGGTGGTCGGGGCGCAGCACCCGCAACTGCGGGCGGGCCGGGGTGGCCGACTTGCCGAACGGCTGGTCGGGGATCTGGCCGGGATCCGCCAGTCCCCGTAGTGCTTTTGGGAGGGTCGCCTCCCCGTCCAGGTAGCCGACGCCGCGGGCGACGGTGACCAGGGTCCAGGCCCGTTGCAGGTCCAGGGCCCGTTCGGTGGGTTCCTCCCTCAGCCCGAGCACGTCCAGGTCGCCGGGTTCCACCCCCATCGCGGCGGCGGCGGCGCCTCGGCTGGTCTTGGACCGCATCAAGATGTTGTCGATGTTCGCGGGGGTGATGGACCCGGACCGGGAGCGTTCCTCGGTGCGCGCCAGCGCGGCGGCCTGGTTGAGCGCTGCCAGGGTGGTGACCTGTTCGCTGACGTGTTCGGCGACGTCGACCAGCCCGGCCCGGCCGCCGACCTCCAGGCCGATGGAGTGCGCGGCGGCCACCGCCCGTTTACCGTCGAAGGTGTCCGTCCAGGCGGCCAGCGCCCCGGCGTGGTCCAGGTTGACGATCTCGGGCAGCCCCTGGGCGCGCGGCCCGGTGTGGAAGGCGGCCTGCTCGCCGGTCTTGGGGGCGGTGAACGGGGCGGCCATGTAGGTCAGGTCGGCGATCTCGCGGCCCTTGAGGCGCATCGCGGCGACCGCGTCGGCCATGGTGGTGGCCCCGAAGATGGTGTTGCCGTTCTTGACCCCGCCCTCGCCGAAGAAGTCCTCCCCGCCATTGGCCCCGAACACCTTGTCCAGGGCGGCCTCCATCTTGCCGGGGGCGGTCAGGACCGCGGCCACCCCTTCGGGGTCGGCGGCCAGGGCCTCTTGCCATTGCTGCTGGTCGGCCTCGGCCAGGTAGGCGGCCTTGTTCGACCCGGCGGTCTCCCAGGTGGTGCCGCGGGCCCCGGTCAGGTCGGCGGTGCCGGTCAGGCGGCCCACCTCGTTGGCGAAGGTGGTGGCCAGCTTGTCCCGGGTGGCCTCGAACACCGGGGCGTCCCCGGCCAGGCGGGCCCCGAGCCGGCTGGAGGCGTCCGGGGCGTTGTCAGACGCCACGGCGGCAGCAGTCCCAGGATTGACCGGTCCGGGCCCAGCCGGAGTCGGGCGGTCGCCACCGGTGGGAGTGGCCGGCGGGGCGCCGGTGGTCGCCAGGGTCGCGGTAGCGACCCGGTCCTCCCAGTAGGCGCCGCGCGGCTTGGACCTGTTCGGTCCGCCCCGGTCGTTGCCCCCGGCGGTGATGCCGCGGGGCTTGACGTACCCGGCGTCGGTGGCGCCAGTGCGCTGGCGGACCCCGGCGCGCACGTCCTGTCCGCGGCTGGCCAGGAAGCCCGGTCCGGTCTTGGACGTCAACGGCTCGTAGGTGGCCGAACGGATGAAGTACGGGTACTGCCCGGCCAGGGTCTGGATCGCCAGGTCGTAGCCCTCGGCGTTCAAGGTCAACGGGGTGGCGGCGTCGTCGTGGTGGGCGGTGACCAGTTCCTCGTAGATGTCGTTGACCCGCAACGCCTTGGCCTGGCTGCTGAGCTGGTTGTAGCCCATCGAGGCTGCGGCGCTGGCCTGGGCCTTCTCCCCCAGGGCGGCCATCGTGTCCTCGTCGATGGTGCGCGACTCACGTACCGCGGTGGCGGTGTACTCGGCCTCCAGCCGATCCACCTCCTCCGGCTTCTCCCCGATCCGTTCGGCCCGCGCCCGGATGCTGGCCCGCTGGGCCGGAGGCAGCGGCTTGGTGTAGAGCCCGGAGCCGTCCACGGCGTCCAGGATCCGCACGTACGCCTCGTACATGCCGTGCGCCTTGTCGCTGTTCGCCCGCCCGCCCCGGAAACTCGGGTCGAACTCCAGGGAGTACACCCCGGAGGAGGAGACCACGGTGACCATCCGGGCCCCGGCGCGGACCGCGGTGTAGACGTCCTCGGCGGTCAGGCCGCCCTGCTGGCGGGTGCGCACGTACTGCCCGCCGCGCAGCCCGTTCAGCCCGGCCAGGTCGAAGGGCAGGTAGTGGTCGTCCCCGGTGCCCACCGACTGGGAGGTCAGGTCCCCGTCGGCGTCGATGATGACGCCCTGGCTGGGCAGGGTGCGCCCCGAGGCCCGGGAGACCGCGGCGGTGAACGGGTTGTCCGGCAGGGTGGACAGCAGGTGGTGGGCGGCGACGTCGGCCCGGGTGCCGAGCACGGTGGCGTCCCCGGAGATGGGTTGGCCCGAGCGCAGCTGGCGGGCGACCTGGTAGCGGAAGGCCCCGGCGACCGGGTCCATCCGGTTGTCCCGGTTCCCGGCCGGGGCGAGCGTCCCCGAGCCGGACCCGTTGGCGGCCAGGGTCTGCGCCAGTTCGGGCAGCGCGTCCGGGTGCGCGGCGGCGGTGCGGGTGATCACGCCCATCTCCCGGCTGCGCAGGGCGGCGGCCAGGTCGGCGTCCGGTTCCTTCTCGGTGCCCCGGTAGCGGTACCCGGCGCGTTGCACGTGCGGGCCGAGGACCTTCTCGGCCTGCGGTCCGACGTCGCCGACGAACTGGGCCATGTGGCTCATCTTCGAGCTGGGGTCCAGGGCGCCCAGCACCTTGCCGCCGGAGGAGATCTGGCGGAACAGCCGGGTCAGCCGGGAGTCGGTCGGGGCGGCGTCGGTGAAACTCTGGGCCAGACCCGACCACTTCTCGCTCGGGACGTTGGCCAGCCGGGCCATGCTCATCCCGCCGGTGGCCCCGACCGCGTTGAAGTGGGCCACCCGGGAGTCGATCTCGGTGGAGGCGCCGGGCTTGGCGTCGATCTCCACGCTGATCAGGGAGTCTTCGAGTTTCCAGGCGGCCGAGTGCGGGATCCCGTTCTTCAGCTCCGACAGCGGGAAGACGATCTCGGAGATCTTGCCCGACCCGGATTCCACCGTCAGTACGGCGTCGATCTTCGTCTTCTCGTCGCTGGTGAACGTGGACGCGAACGCGGACAGGTGCTCACCGGCCTGCTCCCACTGGGACTGGTGGTGTTCGAGCTGGCTCTGACGGGCGCCGTCGATCTTCTGGCCCTCGGAGTACTCCAGCCGACCCTTGGTGGAGACCATATAATTGGCCACCCGAGGGGACAACTTGCCCGCGTCCCGGGCCCCGTACTGCAACGGGTCCACCCGAAGCCCCCGGTCCACCCCGGCCCGGAACCGGCCCCGGAAGTCCCGGTTGACCGAACGGGTGGTGCGGTGGCCGCCGATGTCCCACTGCTCGTTGACCGCCTTGGCCACGCACGACAGCCGGGAGTCCCCGAGGTAGGACTCCAGGTCGGACAGCCAGCGGGCGGTCGCCGGATACCTCGGGTCGATGTCACGGCCGGTGGCCCGGTCGACGACATACCCTCGCCCCAGCTCGCGCTTGGCGATCGCCACCTGCCCGGCCGCCCAGGCGCCCAGGGTGGGCTGCAGGATGGGGGCCAGCTGCGCGGCGCGCTCGTCCAGGACGGTGGCGACCACCTCGTCGATCAGGGCGGCCCCGTAGACGGGGTCGTCGGCCATCGTGGTGGCCAGGACCTGCAGAACGGTGGGCACGGGGAGCTCCTTGTCAGCCGATCGAACCGCGGACCGAGACCATCCGCCCGCCCGGGACACGTCGAACAGTGGACACACGCGGGGTCAGCGCCCGGGTCAGGCCCTTGGGCAGCGCCGGGGCGGTCGGCAACCGGGGCGGCGCAGCGGCCAGCGCCTTGTCGAAGATCGGCGGCCTCCGGCTCAATTCCCTGTGCTGCTCGACGTACATATGCCGGAACCCAGCGGGCTCCTTGGGCCTCTGAGCTTGGCGGCGCAGATACGTGTCAAGGTCCACGGGAGTAAGACGAATCTGGGTATTGATCTGTGCCTTGCGCTTGAAGCGCGCAATGCGGGGTGCACCGGGTACAGCGATGCCCGCCGGCCCCGCCACGAACGGGGTCTTGCGCGAGGACTGCGAGGTGCCCTTCGCGGCGTGGATCTTGTTCTGGGTCGCGGCGTAGGAACGGGTGGCGTCCAGGTGGGTCAAGGCACCGGCGTCGACAGACCTGCCCAGTTTCTTCCACTCGTCCGGTCGGGCACGCCGGTTGGCCCAGACGTGGGCGTGCGCGGCATAGCCACTGACGAAGTCACGGGGGCCCGCATTCGTTATCTTGGCCCGATTGCGGTAGTCAACCCCGGCGGCGGCATCGGCACGTGCCTCTTCGGCGCCGAGCTTGCGGGGGTTAGTATTGATCTGACCGTGGAGGCGCCACCCCGATCGAGCCGGTGCCGCGTGGGCGCGCTCGTGGGTGAGAACGCCCCTCTTGATGTCCTTGCCTTGGCTGCCGTCGGCAATGGTGCTGTCGAGCAGGATGCGCGACGCCCCACCCTTGGCGCTGCCGCGCCGAACCGTCAACCCCGCCGCGCCCTGTCGCTGCAAACCCCGGGCCGGGCCGTACCTGGGCGCGTCCGGTACCGGCACACCGTGTGGGTGGGCGGTCTCGGCGTTCGCCAGTGCCATGTCGTCGCGGGCGGCCGCGTGTTCCGGGGTGACCCCACGCAAGGCGGTGTACCGGTTCTCCCCGGGCGTCGCCGACCACCGCAGGCGGATCTTGGGAATGGCGGTGGCCTTCTTCCAGCCGACATCGGGAATGTAGGACTTGAACACCTCCGGGGCCAGGTGGCCGGGGGTGCGGCCTTCGCCGTAGACCCCGGTGCCGGCGCGCTCGTAGGCCTTGGCCTTGATCCGGCCCATCTGCTGGCCCCGGCGCCGGGCGGTCTTGACGTTGCTGGCGGCGGCGGCCCCGGAGGTGGCGACCATGGTGGCGCCCAGAGAGGCCCAGCCGCGCCGCCCGCGCTTGAGGGCCTCGGCGGCGTAGTCGGCCCCGGCGGCGGTGGCGGTGGTGTTCAGTACCGCCGACCCGATCGCCGAACGCCGATCACCCCGCAGCCGGTCATAGCCCAGTTCGGCCTTGGGGGAGATCCGGTCCCGGTAGTGGGACAGGAAACGGTCGTCGCCCGCCTTGGCGACCCTGCTCGGGGTGGTGTCCAGGGCCTTGACCTCACGGCGCTGCACCCCGGCGCCGTTGAACGCGCCCGCGCTGCCGGTGGCGATCGAGGCGATCCCGACGGCGTCCGATGCCCGGGTCAACTTCGGTTCGACCGCGATCAGCCGGCCGGCGGCCCGGGTGGAGCGCACCTTGGGGGACAGGTGGGCCAGTCCGCGGGCGATCTGGGGGATGCGCAGTCCACCGGCGCCCAGTCCCAGCACGCCACCGGCGATGGCGATGTGGGAGGCCCGGCGTTTGCGCGAGATCAGCTGCTCGCGGTCGGGGGCCGACATCGGCGCCGAGGGCGCCAACTTGGCGACGGCGCGGTTGCGGGTGCGCGGACCCGGGCCGGTGGCGGGCTGGCGCGCCGGGTCGGTGCGGGGCTGGTTCCACAGGTCGGCGCCAGTGGCGTGCCGGATGGCGGGGTCCACCAGGTCCGCGCGGGGGTTCAGCCGGTTCACCGGTTCGGAGTTGCGCCCGAGCAGGCCGTGGATGCCGACCCCGACCAGCGGCAGCCCGGTGGCCTGCAGCCCGCGCCGGCCGGCGAATCCGGCCGCGGTCCGCCCGATCCCGGCGGGGAGCCTGCGGTGCTTGGCGGCGTGCTTGGTCGCCGACCAGATGGTGGGGGTCCTGGTGTGGCGCAGGTAGACCCCCAGCCCGCCGGAGGCGGCCAGCATCGCGGCGCCCGCGCCCAGCTGTTCGGCGGAGTTGCGGCGGTCATTGCTCATGAGCCTGCCTTCTTCGCAGCCGGTTTCGCCGTGGCCGCGCCGGGCTTGGCCCCACCCGTCGCCCCGGCGCCACCCGGAGATTGGGCGGCGGCCAGCCCGGTGGTGGTGGTGACGTAGTCCATGTTGGCCTGGGCGAACGCGGTGGCCTGGGTGCGCAGCTGCAATTGGCGGCGTTGTTCCATCGCGTCGTCGTCGAGCTGGGGCAGCCGGGCGGCCTGGCGGACGAAGTTCTCCAGCTCGGCGTCGGGGAACCACATCACCCCGGCGGCCTGCATGGCGCCCATGAACTGGCCCAGCACGGCGATGTCGGGGGCGTCCACGTCGGCCGGGACGAACGTCGGCAGCGCTTCGAGGTTCCAGCCGTTGAGGGCGAACAGTTTCGGCACGGCGTGCCGGTTGATCACGTCTGCCATCGCGACGGCGATCGAGTTCAGCGCGGACCGGAAGATGCCGGTCTTGTCGGTGTGCAGGCTGTAGGAGCCGACCTGCTCGTGCCCGACCAGGATGAAGTCAGCCAGGACGGTGATCAGCATGTTCCGTTCGTGCCGCTGGATGATCTCGGAGGTGGAGAACGCCCGGCCGCCCCCCGATCCCAGCAGCTCGAACTCGTACAGCGGCTGCTTGGTGTCCTGGTCGTACTCGTTGGGGAAGACGATGCCTTCCTGCTCGTCGCGGCGCACCGAGCGGACCAGCTTCTGGAAGTTCTTCACCAGCTCGGCGTTCGGGGTGCCGGGTTTTGCGGTCAGCAGCTGGGAGGGGACCTTGACGATCGGCAGCCCGGCCAGGTCGCGCTCGACCCCGACGGCCTCGATCTCCTCGATCCGCTTCTTGAAGTACCAGGGCCGGTAGGCGTTGCGCAACAAGCTCGTGCCCTCGGGGTTGCCCTTCTTGGGGGCGTTGCGGAACAGCAGCGAACGGTTAATCGGGATGGTGGCCTGCTGGTAGAGCGGTGGGGCCAGCTGGACCAGGGCCTTGGTGTCCCCGGTGGTGTCGAATACCCAGCGCAGGTAGGTCTCTTGGGCCCGGATCGGGAGCTTGCGCCAGCCGATCAGCCCGTCGGTGTGCTTGGACCGGGTCGCCGAGCTGGACTCGTTCGGCCCGACCCGCCTCTTGTAGACCACCTCGTGCCAGCTCCACCCGTACACCAGGTGGGACAGGGCCTCGGAGATGAAGGAGGCCCAGGAGTGGTTCATGTCGTCCTTGACGGACTCCAGGAACTTGGCCGCCTCGGTGTCGCCCGGGGTCTTCCCGGCGGGCTTGACGTGCCAGTCCATGCCCATCAGCAACCGGTTGATGGTGAACAGCAACGCCCCGATGATCGGCTCGTTGTCGCTCATCTCCTTGAACACCGCCACCGCCTTGCGCCCGCGCAGGCCGGGCAGGAACTCCTCGTCCACGTAGCCGGCGGCGTGCTTGAGGCCGGTGACACCGAGCTCGGCCATCGGGGAGGCCTTTGCGGATTCCTGGAGTGCGGACAGGTCCTCCCCGCTGGCCTCCAGGTCGGTGTAGGGGGCCTGACGGGTCGAGGCCTCCGCACGGCCGACGCCGTCGCCGCGGATGCTCGGATCCCCCGGCGGGCGGGTCGGGCTCATGAGGCGCGCTTGTTCCGGGCGTGGGCCAGGATCGCCCCGGCCGCCCCGAGCCCGGCGCCGACCCCGAGCAGGCGCCCACCACCGCGGCGCATCGCGGCAGCGGTCGGCCCGATGTCGGAAGCGGCGCGGGAGGCCGCCGAATGCGCGATGGTCGCGTGGTCGAGGCGTTCGGTGGCCGAGACGACCTGGCGGTTGGCCATCGAGACCCGGTTGTCATTGGTCCAGCGGGTGCCCAGCGGCTTGGCGGCCCGGGTAGCCGTTCGGTCGGCAACGGTGGCGTTGGCCCGGTCGACGCCGCGCTGGGCCATCCCCACCTTGTCCCAGGCGGCGGCGGCCTTGGCCGGCGCCGTGCGGGGAAGGCGGGCCGCACCCACGATCTGCTGGCCGCCGCGGGCACCGGCCAGGGCGCCCGCACCCAACGTCGCGTTGGCCAGGTTGACCCGGGAGGGGGCGGGCGGGGCGTAGGGGTCGTCATAGGCCTTGCCCACGGACGCGGTGCCGCCGTACCTGGCCTGGGTCACTGTGGGGCCTCCATCCGAATACGGTCACCCACAGGCTACGGCCAAGCACGCTCCGTGGCCGGTCGCGGCGCGGCCCTGCGGCCAGGTCAGTGCGGCGGGGTGACCGGACCCGCCAGCGCCTTGAGCTGGCCTGCCAGGGCGGTCACGATCACCGTCAGGGCGTCCAACTTGGCGCCCAGGGCGGCGATGTCGTCGGTCAGGCCGCCACCCCGGGCCGCGGCCACCAACCGGTCCTGGGCCAGCTCCGGGGGCTTGCCGGGGCCCACCGGCCACCCGGCGGACCAGACAGCGGCGGCGTATTCAGCGGGGCTGGGCATGGGGTCCTCCGGGGGAGTGAGCAAGGGGGCGAGGTCGAAGGCGCCGGTGGTGACCAGGTGGTAGGCGGGGTCGCCGGGACAGTCGGTGGAGTACAGGTTGCGGTGCCCGATGACCTTGGTGGCGTTCGGCCAGCGGGCCAGCCACACGTGCTGGCGCCACCAGGCCACCCCGGCGATCGCATCGGGCGTGGGGGTGTCCCCGACCCCGATCAAGATGGTGACCGCCCCCCAGGCCGCGTTCACCAACTGGTTGCCGTTGGCCGCGGAGCGATGAGAGGCCCCGCGCAGGTCGAAGACCCGCCCGGCCTGGTCGACGGCCGCGTTGTAGGCGATATCGTTCCAGTCCCGCGGCGGGCTGACGTGCATCCGCCGCTCGGCCTCCAACCGGGACGCCGACTGCGCCAGACTCGCCAGCGTCCCGTACGCGGACGTCGAGCCGGTGTAGTGCACCGCGATCCCGGCCGGGGAATCGATCGGGGTCAGATTGGTGGGCAGGGGGGAAGAGGTCCACGCGCTGCGTGGGAGAAGGGTGGTCATGACCAGTACGCCACCGTCACGAGGCCAGCTGCACCCGCGGCGCCCGCGGTGGACCCCGCGCCGCCACCGCCGCCACCGGCGCCAGGAACCTGCCCGGGAGTGGCCGGTTGGGAGGTGGCACCGGCCTGAACGGTGGGCGGGTAGTAGGCGCCACCAGTGCCACCGTTACCGGAGGCTCGGGCGTTCCCAGCGGTCCCGCCGGTCGGGCCAGACCCAACCACGGAGGTCAAAGGGGCAGGTGCAGCACCTAGCAACGGGCCGGGGCTGGCAGTCACCGACTGCCAGTACAGCGACGCGGGCAATGCGCGGGCGGTCCAGTTGATCCCGTCGGCGCTGGACGCCGCAACCAGACCACTCCCGCCCTGTGCCACAGCGACGAACTGCCCGCCGCCGTAGGTCACCGCATACCACTGGGGCGCATAGGGCAGCAAGCGTGCGGTCCAGTTGATCCCGTCCGGGCTGGACGCCGCTGTACTTGAAGATTGGGCGACAGCGACGAACATCCCGCCGCCGTAGGTCACTGATTGCCAGTACGCATTAGCAGGGAGGGTGCGGGATGTCCAGGTGATCCCGTCCGGGCTCGACGCGGCCACGTTCGATTGATAGGCGACAGCGACGAACATTCCGCCGCCGTAGGTCACCGCATACCACTGGGGCGCATAGGGCAGCAAGCGTGCGGTCCAGTTGATCCCGTCGGCGCTGGACGCCGCAACCAGACCACTCCCGCCCTGTGCCACAGCGACGAACTGCCCGCCGCCGTAGGTCACTGACTGCCAAGTCTGATTAGTGGCAAGCATTGTGCGTGCGGTCCAGGTGATCCCGTCCGGGCTCGACGCACCGTTCCCAACGTCCTGGGCGACAGCGAAGAACATCCCGCCGCCGTAGGTCACCGACTGCCAAACGCTAACCACGGGTAGGGTGCGCGTGGTCCAGGTGATTCCGTCTGGGCTGGATGCCGCTACAGCGGTAGAGCGGCCGACGGCTACGAACATCCCATTCCCGTAGGCCGCTGATTGCCAGTTCGTGATGGAAGGCATAGTTCGGGCGGTCCACGTGATTCCGTCTGGGCTGGATGCTGAGCCGTTTGTGCCATTCGCGTGGGCGACGAACATGCACATAGCGCTAGTCGGCACGCCGCCGCCGCCGCCTCCAACGGAACTTGCGGGCATCAATGCGGTCGCCGCGTTCGGACCGCCGACGATCGCGCCCCCGCTGCCACCGGTGGCCGTCACTGCCCCGAAGATGGAACTACCTCCGCTACCGCCGACCGCCCCCGCAGCTCCCCCGGCGCCCGCTGCCCCCACAGTCAACGTCGTCGCCCCAGTGACCGCAACCCCCGGGAAGGTCAGGACTTGCCCGCCGTTACCCCCGTTGCCCGAATAGATCCCGCTCATACCGCCCCCACCGCCGCCTGCGCCTATGACAGTCACATCACAAATCAGCGGATTGGCCGCGGACACAGCCGCTCCATTGACCAGGGCGGGCGGGGTGAAGGTCCCCGAAGTGGTGAACGGCACCACGGTGCGGACCTGCCCCGGGGTCGGTCTGGGGGGAAGCGTTCCGATGATCATCGTTGCTCCTTGTCGGCCGGCGAAGAGGTAGCGGTCATGGCCAGTAGGAGACGGTCACCAGGCCGGGGCCACCGGCGGCACCGGCGGGGCTTCCCGCGCCGCCGCCGCCGCCGCCCGCGCCGGGGACCTGCCCGGGGGTGGCCGGTTGGGAGGTGACACCGACCTGAGTTGTCGGGGAGGTGTAGCCACCGCCGGAGCCGCCGTCTCCTGCGGCGATACCGTTGCCGGTCGCACCGCCGGTAGGCGATGGCGCACCTGTCAGTGCGGTCATGACTGCGGGTGCTGCGCCAACATTGCCAGGGACTGAGACGGCCCCGTACGCCACCGACCGATAGTTTGCGGCGGGGATGGTGCGGGTGGTCCAGGTGATCCCGTCGGGGCTGGACGCCGCGACCGTCCCCCCATCGTTGGCGACGGCGACGAACATCCCACCCCCGTACGCCACCCCGCAATAGCCAGCGGTGGGGATGGTGCGGGTGGTCCAGGTGATCCCGTCGGGGCTGGACGCCGCGACCGTCCCACCGGTGGCGACGGCGACGAACATCCCACCCCCGTACGCCACCCCGTAATAGCCAGCGG